GCCGTAACGGTCAACGAAGCTACTGAAATTGACTATAAAATTGGCCAAGTACTTGGTAAAGTCACTAATGACGGTAAATACGTCGAGTATGACGAATCCGCAGGTGACGGATCTGGAGTAGCTGCTGCTATCGTTCTACAAGATATTAGCATCCCTGCATCTACAGACACAGTTGTACTTGCTCTTGTCAAAGGACCAGCTATTGTTTCTGACGGTGGGCTTGTGTTCAAGACAGGTGTTGATGAAGCTGCTGCTAAAACAAACCTTGAAGCCCTTGGCATCAACGTAGACACACAACTTTAATTAGATACTTTAGGAGTATTACATAATGGCTACAGTCCGTAGTTTTGACAAACCGTTTGAGTTAGTCGATTATACCGAAGAACTTCTTATTATCCCAAACACTTGGGGTCTTTTGAACGAACTTGGCGTTTTCGAAGCAGACGGTGTTGCACAGCACACTATCACAGTTGAGAAAATTGACCAGTCTCTGGCACTTCTTACTGACCGTGTTCGTGGTGAACGCAACAACATGAACAAAGATTACACTAGAGAGCTTCACAGCTTTGCGATTCCTCACTTCCCACTTGATGACTATATCAAGCCAGAAGATGTGCAGGGTAAACGTGCCTACGGTTCAGCAAGTGCTGAAGAACAGCTTGGTATGGTTCGTGGACGTAAGCTAGAAACAATTCGTCGTAATCACTCAGTTACCCTTGAAGCTGCTCGTATGCAAGCTATCACTGCTGGTACTATTTACGCACCTAACAACACAGTTTCTGTTGACTGGTATGCCTCTTTCGGTATTACACGTAAAGAAGTTGACTTTGTACTTGGTACTGGTACTACTGACGTTATCGCAAAAGGCGAAGAAATCATTGCTGATATCCAAGACAATGTACTGAATGGCGACATCGTCACAGGTATTGTTGCTCTTTGTTCACCTGAGTTCTTCAGCAAGCTGATCGCACAGGCTGGTGTAAAAGAAGCTTACAAGTATTACGCTTCAACACAAGACCCTTCTCGTCAGCGTCTTGGTAGTGGTCTTTACCGTGAGTTCGATCATGGTGGCATCCGTTACATCGAATACCGTGGCAAGTACAATGGTACACCACTTATTCCTGCTGGCGATGCTTACTTCCTGCCTCTTGGTGTTAACGATATGTTCAAGACTTACTTCTCACCTGCTAACAAATTTAGTTTTGTTAACACAAATGGTGAAGAAGCCTATGTATTTGAATATCCGGGCGACCGTGATGAAGAAATCGTTCTTCAGTCAGAGTCTAACTTTATCAACATGCTGCGTAGACCGCAAGTTGTTGTTAGAGGTTACACTTCTAACTAAGAAGCTACTTAACAAAGGGGGGGGTTCGCCCTCTCTCTTGTTATTATTGTAAAGGGTATTTTATAAAGTATCTTTTACAATAACCTAGATTACATAAAATTACTTGCAACCCCAAAGGTTCTGGTCTGAAGTGGAGAAATAATTATGGCGTTTACAGGAGATCCGGTAAACAATCCTACAGATAGGGTCAGACTAGTCACAGGTGATACTGATCCTGTGTATGAGTTTCTTGATGATATTACATATTCTTATGTACTGGATAAACACAATAATAACGAAAGACAAGCTGCAATAGAAGCTTCTAGGTATATCTTAGCAAACATCACAAGGTACACCAGAGAGCGCACAGGCGACATAGAAGTGTACGGCAATGAGTTCTTCAAGAACTACAAAGCCTACCTCCTAGAGCTTGTGAACAACCCCAACTTCAGCGGTATTCTCCCAATGCCATATGCTGGGGGTATCTCTAAAGCAGATATGCTCAAGAACGATCTGAACACCGATAACGCCCGCCCAACAGTATACCTAGGTTTCAACACAGACGCACACGTTTATGAGGAAATAAAGTATGATGGGCCGTTTGAAATCTAACACAAAAGAGTGGGATAAGCTTAAAAGAAGACTACGTAGTTTTGATCAGAGAAGTATTGAAGTTGGCTTTTTTAGTGACAAAAAGTATGGACCTGATAACGGAAATCTACAAGTCGCTGAAGTCGCTATGATGAACGATTACGGAACTAGTAAGGTTCCATCAAGACCTTTTATGACTGTCGATTTTGTAAGCTACGCAGAAAAAACCTTCCCAACTAAAGCTAGACAACTCTTTATGTTGTTAGTACTAAACCCTAAGAGTCCATTCATAAAAAATATGAACGAGCTGGGTGAAGAGTTTTCTTCTACATTACAGGAAATAATTCTAGACTACCCCGGAAGAAACAGTCAATGGTGGGCCGATATTAAAGGATTTAACGATCCTCTTTATCATACTGGTGTTATGGTTGAATCTGTTTCTCATAGATTGAAAAGAGGCACCTAATGTTTACAAGTAGATTTATCGGGTTTCAGTCAACAGGAAATGTACCTTTAGTTTTAAAAAGACCAAACGCAACTGGTGGTAGTTATATTGATGGTGTGTGGACTGAAACAGCTTCCACGAGTGTTGAAATAACTGTCAACATACAGCCTGCTGGATATAAAGAGACAATGCTTCTTGAGTATGCAGACAGGTCTAAAAAGAAAGTTAAGGTCTATTCGTCTTCACCCATATTTAGTGAAGAAGAGAGTGAGAACGGTGCTGATGAGTTTGAATGGGAAGGTGACACCTACCGTGTAATGAAAGTTTTAAACTACACTATGGGCATCCTAAACCACTACAAAGCAATCGGTATTATGAAGGAGAAGATAAATGAACCTTTATGATTCAGTTCGACAATCTATTTATAATTCTTCTAAAAACCTACTACCTAACAACGAATTGATATACTCTCACCAGAGTGGTCATGAGCCAAGAGGTTCTTACTGTTCTATTAACATCATCCGAACAAATAAAATCGGCATGGAGTATGACAGTACTTACGCTTCCGAGACGGATATAAGGTCAGTGAGTGTCTACGAAGTCACTACGAGGTTTATGTTCGTTGGGGAGGATGCGGGAAACTTAGCTTATGAGTTTGAAACTGTAGCTGACAATCCTGCGTCTAGGTTTTATTTTGGTACAGAAAATCTCGCTATTATGAGAAAGGGTGAGATCAGGAGAGTACCTGAAAAAAGGGATACAGATTGGATAGCTAACTTTATCCTTGATGTAATTTTCTCATACGCTGTAGAAACTACACAACCGATTGAAACAATCGAGTACGTTTCTTGGGCACCCACTATAAATTAATAACTTTAGCTAAGGAGTTAAACAATGACTGTCCTAACAGACATTATTGACATTCAAATCTCTAGGGAAACATCTGCTGTGTCTAGAGCAGCATTTAATATCCCTATGTTTCTTGCGACACACAGTAATTTTACTGATAGAGCAAGATCATACAGTAACATCGCACAATTATCTGAGGATTTTTCATCAGAGAGTAATGTGTATACTGCTGCAAGTAAACTATTTGGTCAACAAATCAGCCCACAATCTATTGTTGTTGGTAAACGATACGCAGAAAGTGTAGAAGTTACTCTTGACGATGCAACGGGTTCAGTTACAGTTAACTACGACGGAGAAGAAGTAGTTACAGATATCTCTGGTGCTGCAAACGCAACCGCTGCTGTAGCTTTGATTGAAACAGACTTCACTTCTGCCAGTGTAAGTACTATTGACTTCACAGACAATACAGACGGTACTTTTACTATTGCTCCTAATGTTGCTGGTACTCAGTACAGCTTCTCTACTTCTTCACAGTTCACGTCAACTTTTGTTTCAACAGAAACTTGGGTAGATGCCCTTGATAACGTAAGTGATAGTAACAATGAGTGGTACGCAATGGCTGCTGAAACTCACGTTCTTGCTGATGTTCTTGCACTAGCTGGAGCTATGGAAGCCCGTTCACAAATCTTTGGAACATCTTCTAGCTCTACTGATATTCTTGACAGCACAGAACTAGAAGACATTGCAAGCCAACTGTATGACCTGAGCTATCAAAGAACGTTTGTTCTATACTCAGCAACGGCTGATACAGAATATCCAGAAGCAGCTTGGATTGGTGGGCAACTACCAGAGCAACCGGGTTCAAACACTTGGAAGTTTAAGTCCCTTTCTGGCGCAACTGTAAGTAGGATTACTTCAACAGAAGCAAACGCTGCAAAAGCTGTTAACGCCAACACCTACGAGCGCGTAGGCGGAATTGCATTGACTTCTGAAGGTACTATGGCAGGCGGCGAGTTCATCGACGTTATGATCTTTGTTGACTGGTTGGAAGCCCGTATGCGCGAAAGCATCTTCTTCCGTTTAGTTAATACTAAAAAGATTCCTTATACCCAAGCTGGTGTAACTATCATCGAAAACGAAATCCGCAGAGTTCTTGCAGAAGGTATTGCAGGAGGTGGTCTTGCACCAAATCCACAACCAACTGTTAGTGTTCCAAACGTACTTGCAACTAACCCAAATCTACGTGCTACTCGCACACTTGAAGGTATTACCTTCGAAGGCCGTCTTGCAGGCGCAATTCACTTTGTTAAAGTTCGCGGAACAGTAACTGTCTAATAGGAGCCAAAAATGGCTAGTCAATATACATCTACCTTTAGTCCACAAGACGTTACGGTAGTTATCTCTCAAGGAACCTTCTCACACATTGTGAGTGGTTTCTCTGAGGATAGCATTGTAACGGTAGAGAAAAACAGCGATACATACAGTCTGTACACTGGTGCTGATGATACAAACTCTCGTATCTACCAAGCCAACACATCTGCTATGATCACGTTGCCTCTACAACAAACCTCAAACAGCAACGACATACTCTCTCAACTCTATGAGAATGACAGAGCAAGTAGAGACTCTTCTGGTTTGTTTTCTATCACAGTAAAAGATAACTCAGGTCGAAGCCTGTTCTTTGCTGAAGAAGCTTTCATTTCGGTTATACCTGACGCCTCGTTTGGTAACACGATGCAACTACGTGAATGGTCGGTACAAGCAGTTCGTCTAACTGCTACCTTTGGTGGTAACGCCAACTTCACACCTGAAGATGCTGCATCTTTCGAGCAACTTGGTGGTGTTGTTGAGGACAAATGGAGAGCGTAATAGCTCAATTTCCTAAAAGGAGGGGGGCAACTGCTTCCTTCCTTTTTTTATTGGAGAAATAAAATATGTCAATAAGAAGTTATTCGCCAACTGACGTAGCAGTTCTGCTTGCAGGTTTCTATCAAGTTGATGGTTTTATGGAAGGTTCTTTCATAAGTATTTCCAAAGACGTACAACCTTACAAGACAACAAGAACATCTGATGGACAAGTTGCAAGAACTTTTACCAAAGACGACACTTACACAGTAACACTAAACCTAGCCTCAACAAGCCCAACAAACGATCTTCTTAATGCTGTAGTCTTAGGAGACTCCTTGACTCAGTACGGAAAATTTCCCTTGTTTGTAAAAGATGGATCAGGTACGAGCTTATTCTTAGCACCAACTAGTTGGGTTAAAGAAGTTCCTGACTTAGCGTTTTCTGAGGATGTGACAACAAGAACTTGGGTGCTACAGGCAACCAACTGTGTTACTAACTTTGGTGGAAACGAGGGCGCAAGCAGTGCTCTCCAAGATCTAGCCACCGTCACACTAGGTGCTTTGTAACCAGTCTAACTTAGGAGAGTCAAATGGCTTTTGAAGTAAACACATACAGCCCATCCGAAATTGGTCTTGAAATTTCTGGGTATAGAATTACAGGTTTTGAAAAGATATCTATTTCAAGAAACTCGCCTGCCTTCTCCCTAATAAAAGGTATTCGTGGGAAGAACAGCAGACAAAGAAACAGAGACTCGTCTTGCTCTGTTGTTGTGAACATTATCCAAACGTCCCTAGTAAATGACGTTTTGACGCAAATTCTAGAAGAAGACATAAGAACAAACTCCGCAAGGCTCACATTAAACTTGACAGATGGGCTTGGGAGTAGTAAGATAGTAAGTAGGGAAGCTTTTATAGAAGGCTATCCAGAAACAGACTATTCAGGGGATATTGTGTATCGTAGCTGGACAATAGTGTGCTTGTCAACCGATCTTTTCCGGGTTGGTGGTAACGCTAAGTTGGGCGGGAATGCTTTTTCTGCTGCTATAGACAACTTCTAAATTAAAAATGTGAGGAAATAAATATGCGCGAACAAAAAGAAGTTACAGTAAACGGTAACGATTATATTCTAAACCAATTTGGTGCCATCGAAGGTCTCAAATATCAGAAAGCTCTTGCTCAAGTAATCCTACCAGCACTGTCTGAGATTTCAAAAGCAGGTGTTGAAGACGAGTCAAACGCCATTTCAATTGCAATGAGTAAACTTGCAGAGAACATTGACAAAGTCGATGAGCGTATGATTGAAGCTATGGTAAGTCGTGGAGCTACAAAGAATAGCGTAGCAATTAACTTTGATAACGATTTTGCTGGCAAGTACATGGAACTCTTCCAACTGCTTAAGGAAATTGTGTTATTCAACTTTGGCTCTGTTTTTACGATGCTAGGTTCAGAAGAAACGTAAAAGAATCTTCTGAGCCAGCCAGCAAGGTAGAGAAGGAGGTAGCAGAAGGCTTTTCCCAAGATCCTCGGGTAATGTCTCTACTCCTTTTTGAGCCTAAGCTATGTACCCTGCACGAGTTACAAACTACCTACAGTATTACAGACTTTTACAACATGCTTGAAATTGTTGATGTCCAAAGAACAATGCAAGCTGAGAGTCGTAGACTACAAGAATTAGAAAAGAAGAAGAGGTAACATCATGGCTGCTGGTCAAATGGCTGAGTTCTTTGCTACGTTTGGTTTTAAAATAAATCAAGCCGACATAGCAAAAGTTGATAAACAACTAAATATACTAGAAGCTAGAGCTAGAAAAATGAGTGAGAAATCTTTATCCAATATCAGGGTAAACATTTCTCGCTTTAGTTTTAGTGCAGACTTCAATACCAGACTACATAAAGCCTTAAAAGCTCGTATGAAGGTTGCAAGTGGTAAGGGAGTAGCTCCGGAGATAGCTTTAAGTAGGTTTGTTGTAGACAAGACGGCACTTCTTCGTCAAGTCCATAGTGCCACCAGACATGCTGAAAACAGCACAACAATGCGTATCAGGACTGCGATAAACCGCACTGGTATGCAATCCTTATCTAACAGTAAAGTTCTTATTTCTCGCTTTGGTTTTAGTGCAGACTTTAACACAAGACTCCACAAAGCTTTAAAAGCTCGTATGAGAGTTGCAAGTGGGCGTGGTATTGCTCCTGAGATAACTTTAAGAAATTTTGTTATAAACAAGGACGGACTTCTTCGACAAGTAAAGAATGCGGTTAGACATGTTGAAAACAGCACAACAGTGCGTGTCAGGACTGCTATAAACCGCACTGGTATAGAGTCTCTTTCAAGAAGTAAGGTAATTATATCTCGCTTTGGTTTCAGTGCAGACTTCAACACCAGACTTAATAAAGCTTTAAAAGCTCGTATGAGAGTTGCAAGTGGGCGTGGTATTGCTCCTGAAATAACTTTAAGTAATTTTGTTATAGACAGAAGCGCACTTCTCCGTGAAATGAAAGATGCTATTCGATACGTTGAGAATAACACGAGGATTCGTGTTAGGACTGGTGCAAACCGAGATGGTATGCGAGGCGCAGGAGGTGCTAGTGGTGCAGGAGGCCGTGTAGGTTTTGCTGCTGGTGCTGGTGCTGGTGCTGGGAGTGCTATGCGTGGGGCAGCACTCCCTG